AAGAGATGCCGTGCAAGTTTTTACAGTATAAAAAGTTATCTAAATTATTTATAGACAACATATTATAAAACCTTTTACTTTTGTTTTCATAAGTATGTAATACATCAACACCAAGGCTTTTGTAAGTGCGGGTCATTGCTGTAAGTCCTTAAAAATCAAGGCGGTGTTTTTGGGTTTTCTGGGATTTTGCAAACCCCTTATCCATAGGGCTATGTGAAGCACGGCTTTCCCCAAAAAAGTCCCAAAAGAGACCAGAATGGGCATACCCACAAAAGAGGTGGATTCTGTATGTGCCTCTGTTGCATGGTAATACACAGGCTCAACTTTTGTAACCCCTTGAATGGTGGTTGCCTGGGTGTCTGGTATGGGGGTGTCCATAAGGGCTACCGTTTTTTTAGATGCGCATAGCCACAAGATGTGCCTTGGTTGGCCGAGCATTTCAAATGGATAGCCTGGGAGCCATCCATTCTGGAACAGAGTAAAATCCAGCCCTGCCCCACATGGACATGGGTGCGGCCATATGGATGTATCGGCTGGGGCATCTTATTCAAGCCTCCCACCCGCCTCAATCCAGGCCTCCACCAGGGGCTTGGCTTCCTCCACAAACTCAACCCTTTGTGCTTCAGTCCATTGCCCTGGGGATTTCCTTGATACCCACTGCTTTGCCTTGAATACATAGGATAGCCAATGGCTAGGGGGTCTGGGACTAGAGCCTTCAATGGGGTCTGGGAGGATGCCAGCCCATAGGCACAACTGCTTGAGTTCTCCAGGCTTTGGGTTGTTCAGCATGGCCTTGGATTTGGCCACCCTCTCAAGGCGTCTGCCCTCCTCACCGTTTATTCCAGCCACTTCTAGGATGGCCTCCAGGTCTAGCCCCTCACTCCTGGCAGACAACAGCAGTTGCCCTGCATCAGAGGCAAGGCTGATGGCTTCTGCCATGTCTTGGATGGCCTCTTCCCTTGCCTTCTTCAGCTTGGCCACGGTTTTTTGTAGCTCAATTCCTATCTGTTTTTCGTTGTCCTGTGTGATGGCCTTGCTCATGTGTATGCTCCTAGTTGTGTGCCAGTTCCTCCAGGGGGCATTCGGCCTCCTGGCTGTCCTGGGCTGGGGGTTCTAGCTCCCTAAACCTGTGCTGTGCAAAGCCTCTTTCTGCATGGGGTGGAACACTGGAGCATGGGTTCTGAAGCCCCTCTAGGTAAACAACCACTTCACCTGGCTCCCCATGCAATGAGATTCCTACACCCAAATCCCTTACCTTATAGACCTTATCCTTTATTGGTAGGCTGTTGTAGAACAGCAGTAGGTCTGTTGGGAACCTGTCATCAACACATACCACCTTGCTCCCCCTGGTCATTTCTTGCCCCTTTTAACCGTTTTTTTGATGCCCTTTTCCCAGGCTCCCTTTGGCCATTTGGGGCATTCCTGGCGTCTCCTCTGGTGAACCCTCAATGCCCTGGCCTTGTAGATTTCCCTAACCCTTTGGGAGCGTTGCACCCGTAGCACCAGCCCTGTCCTTTGTGTTAGTTCTGACAGCCGTGCTGATAGAGCCGCCCTGGTGTAGGGCTTGCCTGTGATGGGGTTAATGTATTTTCTGGCAATGCTGGTTAGGCTTTCTGGGCTTCTGTTGGTTGCTAGGGCAAGCAAAGCCTCGTCCAGTGTGTCGTCCCTCTTGGTCTTGAGCATGGGGCTGTTAATTTCTGTGTGTAGGGTGTCCTCAACCACTTGGGCGGCTATCTTTGCCAGTTCATCCAGCCCAATCCCTGGGTTCATGCCCTTAATCTGGGCAAGCCTCTCCCTCACCAAATCCTCAATGGTATCTATCTGCTCTGCCATGTCTGGTGTGTAGCTGGCCAGGATGCTGTCTGCTGGATCTTGATTTGGCTGAATCATTCCACCCCCCTGGCATCAATCCAATGTGCAAATCTGCTAGGCTTAACAATCTTACCGTTTTTTTCTAACCACCTGGCGTGATATTGGACTACTGGTTGCTCCATCTTGAGGGTCTTGGCTATCACAGCAGTAGGGATTTCCTCTAAAATCAGCCTCTCAATGACCTGGCGTAGCATCTTGATTCTTTCATGGGAACGGCCGCCAGCAGTCACCTTCTTAATCTCTGGGCATATAGAGGCCAGGAGCCTTTCTGCCCTTGCCTGGGAACTCTCTATGGGTGCAGTCTGCATTTGGGATTTCTTTAGGCTTTGTTAAGCCCCTGTCAAAGGCTGGTTGAATCTTGTTCCTTCCTGTATTTTTCTGCCACAATCATTGGGGTTGTGTTGTTCCACTTAATTAGGTGGTGAATCCTTGGGTTGCTGGTGTTCATCATGGAAACCTTCACACCAGAAGGGTGCATCATCACCGTAGTGAATGCTTTGCAGTAAGTCCCATACCTCAAATACATATCTGTGATGCCCTTTTTCTGGCTCTGGGTTGCAGTCTGAACCAGGCTTATCATTGGGATGGTTCCAAACAGAAGCCCTCTTGAGCCAAGAGTTGTGTAGGTGTTCACATCCTCATTCATTGCCCCAATAAACTGGAATGGCCTATCCGTAGAGCAGATAAATGAATTCATGCACTTCCTAATTAGCGGCTTCCTGGTTGCATATCTGTTTTCAACACCACCAATGAAGTCTCCACCCTGGGCAAAGGCAATGCTGTGAAAGCCTGTTGACTTGAATAGCTCAAGGTAGGAGAAAAGCACATTGTCCAGGTTTTCAATCCTGTGGACATTAAGCTTCTGCCCGCACTTGCTTACATACCTATACTCAAAAGATATGTAGTCATCGTCCAGTTCCATGAAGTATTTTAGGCCAAGGTCTTTGGCTATTTTGAAACAGGCATTCCTTGCGTGGGTGATTGTCCTTCTTTCATTGAAGTTGTTGCCTTCATCCACCTGGTCTGCCATCTCTTTTTTATTAAAGACAACAACCCTATCCTTGCCAAAGTTGGCAATGTATTTATCTGCTGTCTTGTCCTCATCATCAATCACCAGGTAAAGCTTTCCTGTGTAGCCAGACCTTTTAAGGGTGGCCATGGTCTTTACATTGATTGGTCTGCCGTGTGTCAGTATGAATATTGCAAATGATTCACTCCTGATGCTCAAGGTATTGGTTCCTAATTTCCTCACACAACTTCACATAGCCGTTCTCGATTGCTTGGTTAAAATCAACTATTACTAGGGCTGATTTTTCCATTAGCCTCTGCATGACTGGTGTTGCGTGGGCGTAGTAGTCTGCAATCTTTTCATAGTTGAACACAGAATGCCTGTAAGCCGCATCCAACAAGAACTGCCTTTCCTCCTGTCTGATTTCACTTGATGCACAGATTTCCCTAATCAAGGAATTGGTCTTGGCCATGTCCACAAGCTCAAGAATGTGAGGCTTCTTTTCACTTGGCTGGTAAACTGGAGCCTCAACTTTTGTGGAATACTTTGATTCCTCTGTGTCTGGCTCAAGCTCACCACCAAAAAGGCTGGCTTGTTTTGCAATGTTCATTGGTTTGTCCATGCAATCTGCCAGCCCTTATCAGACCTTTTCATGATTCTGGCTGGCTTGTCTGGCACATTAGCCATTGCCTCTGGTAAGTTTGAATAAGCCCTTGGCAGTTCCTTCCAGCATAGCAGGTCTTGAACCTGTATCTTGAACAGAACAACCTCTTTCCTGGTGCTGGGTAGGTCTTTAAGCAACATAGTATTGGGCAATCTTCTTGCCTGTTTCAGTTTGTATGTCCCTGCTCTTGATTGCAATACCATTCTTTTTTAGGTCATGGATTCTTGAAGCCAGCCTAAAAATCCCATAAAGCTTCAAGGCTTCCAGGGCTGTGATGGGCTTCCCACTTTGTAGGTGGGAAAGCACTTGTTGGCATTGCTTGGAGCCTATAGGCTTGATGGGGTGATGGGTTTCAGTTGGTTCCACAAATGGCATGGTTAGCTGTGAGGCAAAGTGGAAGCTCATTTTTTTACCGGCTTTCTTTTGGCTGGGTAGTTGTGCCTAGCTTGCTTGCTTGGGTTCCAGCCCTGTTTCTTGGCATGGCAAATTGAGCCATGGTCACAGCCCCAAGCCCTGGCAATGGTTGATAGGGATATGCCAGCCTCATATTGAGCCTTCCATAAAGCCCAACGCTTCTGGACAACCTCAATCTTGCGGTTATTGCATTTGCCATATTTGCCCTTAAGAACACGCAGTTCGTGGGGAACAATGATCTCTGGCAAGTTCATAGGCATGGGGGTTGAAGCCCTTTCTAGGCCTATTTGTGACTCAATTTGGGCTATCCTGGAGCAAATTGGCACAAGGTAAGCCTTCACAGGGTCGTTCTCCCTAGCTTGCCTCATGAGGGACAGGCTCAACTCAACCCCCTTAATCTGCTCCTCAAGCTGTTGAAGCTTCTTGGGGATTGTAACTCTTTCCTCAAACTCTTTGGCCTGTTCTGCCAGGCTTTGGTATTCTGGCTGAATCTTTCTGTATGGCACAAAGCCCCTGTCTTTGTCTTTGTTGAATGCCTGGTAGAGGCTCATGATGGGAACCCTGCCTTCTGCCATTCATAGTATGAGCTAAAGCCCATTCTGCGATACAGCGGGGCTGATTCACATGATGATTTGGGTTGTGGTTTTGGTTGCATTGTGTGTGTTCCTTTCTGGTTTGTGTTTTGGTTCCTTCTGAAGCAGTTCCTAGCGGCGGCTTGCCAATTCTTTACAGGGGCTTTGCCTCCAACTTTCCAGCCATTGGCTTCATAGTGGTCAAAGGCTCCCTGCACATCCTTGCCTTGCCATCCAATGCTCTTTGCATATTCAGACCATTGCGCGAGAGTTGGACGCTCCGGCGTCCTCTCTCTCTTAATATCTAGCTTCTGGCCTCTAGCCTCTAGTCTCTGCGGCATTACATTAGCATTACATTCACGTTTCATTTGCATTACATGGCCATTTCTAAACTTTAACACCCTATCCCTGTTTGACTTACGCCCTACCTCATCCTTAACCATTCTGCGTGAAAAGATGGTGTCTTGCTCCACAGAATAGACACCAGCTTGTGCAAGCTCAACCAGAAGTTCCGATGTCCTTTCAAGGCTTTCACCAAAGATTCTGGCAATGTGTTCAGCCCCCATTGGCCTGTCTCCAGCCATTAGGTAGCCGTGCCTTTTGCTTTTGGCCATGAGGCAAAGCATATCAACCCACAGCCCCCTAGCCGCAGGGGAACAGCCCCTCAAGGCTTCATCAGAAAGCCAATCACCAGGGTAGAATTTAAGCCATGGCAACTTCACTTTTTGCCATTCTCAAGGTCACGCCTCTGGTATTTCTTGGCGCGATCCAATAGCTCTTTCGCCATCACCTCGGCCAAGTCTGCATGAGCCAAGATGTCCTTGTAGTTTTTTTCCTGGGCATGGCTCCAATCTTTTCTCATTTCTTTAAGTCTTGCTGTGGTGTATCGAAGCAGTTGTTTTAAGTAAGTTAATCTCTTAACGCTCATTGAAGAACCTCCTAATCTTGCCCAACCCGGACACCCCTAGCAGAATTATACCGACCAACCCGGCCAATATAAAGCCCACCAGGAGCCCCACGCCTACCATAGTTTGCCCAATACTTGAAAAGGTTTCCCGCATAAATCTCCTTATGTGAGAGGAGCCTTTGGCCATGGCGACCACCAACGAACTGCTTTAGCCCTTGTCCAATTATCCATATAAAATTCATTGCGGTGGAAGCGAGCCACCATAACGCTGATTCCAACAACAACAAGGCATCTATCATTTTCCTGCGGCTTATCATTTGTGTCCCTCCATTCAATTAGCCCGAACTTGGTTTTGGGAATCTCAATGTTAATACTTGGCATTTGGCATCCTTCTAATTGCTGTTGCCACATCATTGAGAAGGTCTTTCCTTACCTGGTCATCCTCTGCATCAGCCATGGATTGAACAAGCTCTGCACAGGCTTCCCTCTCTTTCTTTGCCACCGTGTTGGCCAGGGCAGACAAAGACCTATCAATTTGGTTTAGGGCAGAGTCAGAAGGGGATGTCATCTTTTTTATCCTCATCAATTACTGCCTTAATTACTGCCCGTAGCTGGACATCCTTTTTGTAGGGCTGGCCATCTGGTGCATTCTTCATGGGCTGTTCAGTCAGCCACATCAGCCATGAAAATCCTTCGGACGACCTGGCAATCTGCCTCACGGTCTGGCCTTTGTATTTGCCAAAGCCAACCACCATGTCCTTAACTTCAGAATCTTTAGTTGTCTTTTCCTCAACCAGCTTTGCTGTGATCTCTTTGATCTCTGCCTTGGATGGCTCCTCATATTTGTCTGTGTTCAGTTGCCTTGCCTCCTCAAAGCCACCCATGGGAACTTCTTCTGCTGGGGTTGTGGATAGGTTCCGGTCAATGAGAACAACCACATGGGCAAAGGCAGAACGACAAGCTCTGCTGATTGCACGTGTCTGGCACATTGCCCTGCGAGCATAGGTTGGTCTCTTTGCCCACATCTCCTCATCATCTCCCAAGAAGCCTTCTGCTGTTGAGATAACCTGGCCATTGTCCATCCTTCTGACTTCACCAATGCAACGCCAGCCACCCTCAACTCTTTCAACATCCTTGGCAGAGGCCACACATCCATGGGCTACTGCTATGGATTGCCAGCCCTCCACCTTCACATAATCCTTGTTTCCAATCCTCTGGGCTGTGGCCTTGACGATTTCTCGACAGGCTCCAGCCACATCAGTTGCTTGGCGAATATGCTGGGCAACCCCGTTGTTGATTGTTGCTAATTGTGTTTCACTCATTGTGTGTTCCTTTCTTGTTGGTTATTCATCTGGAAGCCTTTTCCTTTTATCTAAAATCCAATGCTCTGCATTTTGTTGTCTGTATTCCCAATAACCAGGAAGCCCATTT